AGCCACATAGATTCGAACTATGTTATTGACTTGGGTGTCTGTCTCAGCAATAAGGTCTGTTTCTACATTGCCGTGAGGAAAATATCTGTCTATAGAAGTTTGATTTAAGATGGACTGAGTTGTCCCACCAATACGAGTAAAATCGCCTTTGTTGATGATTAGTTTGTCGTCAAAAGCAAATTGAAGGTTTTGATAAGGAATGCCACCAGTTTGATTGAACTCAATAGGAGTTTCAGCAAGAGAGCCAATAACCTCATCACGAGATTTAAAAACTGCAGCTCCTGCTGTGTCCATATAAAACGCGCCCTGCTCTGTAAATTCTGCGTTTTTGAGAGCGTTAAGTCCAGGACGAGAGGTTCCTGGGTCTGCTTGGCAAGTTGTTGATCCGTTAGAAACTGAACGCATAGAAGCAGGAAAAGACATGGTATCGAGAATCTTGCCTATGCGAGTTCCTGTTGTTTGTCCAGCAGCTTGTCCTGTGACTGTTGTTACCTGAGCCATTTGAAATAAGCGGAAAGCATCCGCGCAGAGGATATCAACATAACCCATTTGCTCTGCTTGGTCATATGAGTATTTGTAATCTGTTGTATATCCAGAAAAAAGCCAATTAGTTACTCCACCCACATTTGCGGAAATACGAAGTTTTCTCAAAGGGATTACATAAGGATAATAAGGAGATGCTGTGTTCTGAGGATTAAAATAAGAATCTGGGTCAATTATGCGAACTGTGCAAGTGCCAGCTTCGTAAGTATCGCGCTGGATATTGCGTCCACGAGTAATGCTTATCTGACGAGTAACGCTAGATAAATCAACAATAAGAGATGGGCTGTCGCTTGAACCAAATCGACCAACTCCAAGAACTCCTGCAACAGGATCACCAACGGTAAAAGGGATGCCAAAGATAGGGCCACTTGAGAAGTCAAGGGTCACATCTACATTGGCGGGTAATGTCATACGCTGAATGTGCCTACATTGCGGTCAATAGCAGCTTGTGAACCTGAAAGAGAATCTCCCAAGAATACGCTGCGAACGGCATTTGTTACAACATTGGAATCTAGGACAACTGTAACTGGCATAGGGTCACGACCTGTTGCGCCATAATAACTTGACCCATAAGGGTTTGTTGGCAACTCGTATCCTGCTCCACCACCCATTGAATATCCAGCAACTCCACCACTTGATGAAGCGGTTGAAATAGATTCTGGAATACCAGTACCAATAGCCAAAAGAGCCATTTGCTTTTGCTGAATGGCAGTATTAAGAATTGCAAGGCGAGCCATGATTGAATCATGTAAAGCTTTTTGACGGGCTTCTTCATCTGTTGCAGCCTGAGCGCGAGCAGCGTCAATCTTGGCAATCCATTTAAGAGCTTCTTCTCCGTTGCCATTTTCAATGGCTTGAAGTGCCATGAGGCGATTCTTTTCGTCCTCTGAGACTTTACCTTTAAGAGCAGCAGCGAGGTTTATCTTAGTAATGTCAAAATTTGCCTGAGCCTTAGCAAGAGAAGCTTTTGCTTTATCCAAAGCAAGTTGTTTTGTCTTTTCGGTTGTTAACTGCTTGCTTCTGGCAAGTGCTGCAATTTCGGCTTTTTTTTCTTGATCTGTTCGAACTGCGCTAGAGATTGAAGGAATAATGTTGTTAACTGCTGGGCCTTTACCAAAGACTTGAGCCTTGACTTCTGCGGCAGATTTGCCGCTAAGGAATCCACCAGTTACAGCGATGAATCTAGATATTGAACCAATGATGTTTGATGTTGTCTGAGCAACTGTGTTCATCTTACTTACAAGACCATCAATGCCCTTGCTGCCAGATAGGGTTATTAAGGCGTCTACAAGCCCTTTGCCGATAGTTTCCTTTGCTTCCCCTGCTGCAACCCCTAAACGCTCCATTTGCCCTGCGTAGGTGTTTAAATAAGCCTCATTTGCTCCGCCAAAGAGTTTAGTTAGGCGAGCCTGAATATCAGCAAAAGAAGCAGCCTTGAGTTCAGCCTGAGTAAGTCCAAGAGAGTATTTGCGAAGCCCGCGAGTATTGCCAACGAAAGCCTGTCCCAAATCCTGAGCGACGGTAGTTAAATCGATACCTGTAGCGCGAGAAACTTCGATTGATTGAGCAAGAATTTTCTGAGAGTTGATGACTGAGCCAGTAACTTGCAAAAGAGTCTGCATTGCTGGGCGAAGTTGGTCGTCCACAACTCCTGTGGCCTTTTCAAGGCTTTGAATATATGCCTCAACCGATGGAGCAGATAATTGCAATCCGAGGTTTTTCAAAGTGTTTGAAAGCATTGATGCAGCCTTTTGGTCTGCAATAAAAGCCTGAGCAGTAGATTTTCCAAAATTGACAATTTGACGAGCTGCAAAAGTAATACCAACGGCTTTGCCGAGATTGGTGATTGATTTATTTAATTTGGCAGCAGCAGATTCAGCTTGCTTAAATCCTTTAGCATCGAACTTCGAGGCTACCTTAATTTCTTCGACGATTGCCATTAGGCTGCTCTCCCAACTGTTCCTTTTGCTGCGCGTGAGCGAAATTGCATTAACGCCTGATCTACAGCCTTATTAACTGCGCCTTCTGCTCTGCCTTGATTGTCCCGCCAAGCTCTATAAATTAAACGACCACGACCTTTAAGGCTTCCAACCAAAGGTGGAAGTGCGGCAATAAATTGCTGACCAGCCTTAGGATTTCTAGAGTGGCTATATTTGTGACCAGCAGGGCCTTTAGGGCCAACCCAAGGCTGACCATTTGGATTTGCTCGACCTGCACTTTCATAGATTGCTCCTACGCGTGATTTGTTAAGAACACTCGCATTTGAACGAAAGCCATTTGAGTTTATCTTTGAAGGCGTTGTTGAATAAGTAATTCCGGACTTAATTGTTGCTGAGTTATAGGTTGGAAAACTTCCTTCATTGAAAGAACGAGCAGCCCATCCAGATAGAGGAGATTGGGCTGGCACGAAACCGCGAGCATCTCTGACCACAGGTCTTAAAGCTGCACCGATTTCTTTTCTTAGGCTTTTTTCAAGGTCAGGAGCAAAAGAACGCATAGCCTTGCGAACTTCAATATCGCCGAGCAGTTCGATTTTTACTTGCATCAATTTGCTCCTTTGCTCTGTCCTTCATCGCTTGGATGAGTGCCCTAAACATTCGAGTGTCTAGGTCTAATAAAGTTTGTGGCGAGAGTCCAGTCTCTAAGCTCATTCGAGCTACGAGATAGGTGATGGATTCCCGCTCTAGCCTAAAGGGTCAGATTCAAGCACCTCAACGCTTTTTAGCGTCTCGATGAAATCTTCTCCAAAAGGTTTTACCGTTTCACCTGAACGACGAATTGCTTCCCAGCAAAGCCAGAAGACATCAGATTGTTTCTGGTCTTCTAGTAATGCCTTGTGAAAGCCTTTACTGCGACTCTGCTCGAAGGCGTATTCAATGATCGGAGTAATCTCGTACTCGCTAACTGAATTATCAGCCCTTGTTACCTTTAGCTTTGCCATTTTAGCCCCTTAGTTTCTTATTAGAATGAACCTGTATTTGATACTGCGATTGTACCTGAGACGTTCCAAGTTACTGACTGAGTTGAAAGGTCGCCTGTTGCGCCATTGATGTCAGTTGTACCATTGACAAGAACTGTCATTGTGTAAAGTGGGTTTGTTGCAGATACTGCTGTGCCCTTGTTCTGAAGTAGAACGAGAGTTACGTTTGTACCCCAAGCAGCCTGAAGTGTCTGAAGAACAGAAGCTGTTGCTGTGTCATTGAGGAAATCGAGAGTGATGCTTGATGCTTCAAGACCCTTAACGAACTTGTGTCCTGAATCACCCATCGCTGTCACTTCGAGTTCATCAAAGTTGCGGTTAAGAGTAATGTTATTTACATGGTCAGAAAGGTCAACAGAATTAACCTTGACTCCTACGCCATTGTTTAGAAATACTGCCATTTAGGTTATTCCTCGTCTTTCTTTGTCTTTGTTGCTGGCTTTTCAACCTGACCGATTTTGGTCAGGAAGTCTTGCTGGTCTTTGAACCATTCATTCATATCGGTCATGTTAGCTCCAACTTGTTACTAGTGATATTTGCATCTCGCAGCTTAGGAGATCACCTGAAGCCACAGAGAGAACTTGTGGTTGTGACACTTGACCTACATTGTAAGCAATGGTGTCATTTTCGGTTGCTGTGAACAATGCGTTGAACATAGTCACAACTGCGCCTTCAATTCCTTGAAGGTTTCCTTGGTTGTCCAATAGTGGGACTGTTATGAGAAGTTTGAAATTTGCTGTTGGCCCGACTGAAGCCCAAGAGTCATTGCTTGGCTCTAAATATGGATCATCAGGAATGATGACAACAGAGTTAGCCTGAATAGTTTGAGGTGGATAAGCAAAGACCTGATAAACGGTGTTAGCTTGTAACGCCGTCGCGAGTGTCTGGCGTAGCGTTGAGACGGCTGGAGTTGTCATCCAATCATCGACCTTGGTGAAGTGTAAGGAGCGATAAGACCTCTGACTTTGGCGAGCATTGTGTTTCCGAGGCGATAAGGATTTGGAGTAATTCCATCAACTGAAACTCCGCCTGAAGCTGGAGCAGTTCTTGCTTGCCATACATCCACAGCGAGCATCAAGGCTGCTTGACGGATTGCTGGAGTTGTCGCGTAAGTGTTTGTCTTTGTATCTGCGCCGAGAGTCTTGCCGTAAGGAATGACTTGGCGATAATTCTCATCTGCAACTGTGCCAGTCGCGTTGTACTGAATTAAAGAATAGCCCTTTGGAAATGTGTAATAAGTATAAGGAAAGAAATAAGTAAAAAGTGGAAAAGACCCTGAGCCTTGGCTCCAAGGGTAAGTTGCTGTGACTGTGTGGCTTCCATTGTATGAAGAACCAACTCCAGAAACGGTAATTGTTTGTCCTGCTGTGTAAGTAGCAATAGATGACAAAACCAAAGTTACTTTGTTGCTTTGTACTGTGCAGCCGATTACTGGATATGAATCGAACCAAAGATATTGATTGAGAGTATCTTCTGCAGTCTGGCAAGCGAGTTCTAGATCAGAATCAGGATAGAGCGTACCTACGCCAAGCACAGAGCGAAGCTCGTTAGCGGTTACATAAGTTGCTGCCATGATTTCCTTTCTAAGACCGAACAGGGGCGGAAGGGCTCTGCCGCCCCTGTCGGCGTACTAGATTCGCTAGATTAAGCGAGGTTGAAGCGACGAACACCTGCAGGGATAAGAACCTTACCTGCGCCGTAGCCGTAGATTGCTGTCTGAACAGCCATGTTTGAAACAACGTTAACTGAGAAGAATGCTTCTGGAGTTTCGAACCACATTGCTGTTTCTGGAGCGATGATGAATGCTGACTCATCGATAAGACCAGCTGTTACATTCTTGTCAACATAAAGGTCAAGTCCGAGAACATTTCCCTTGATTGATGTTGGCTTTGCATCACCTGCTGCGTTCCATGGTGAAATCGCGTTGTAAATTGGGCGACCAGTTGTATCTGTGTAACCCATGATTGTTGACCACCAGTCTGTGTTAGCAACAATGTTTGACGCGAAGTATGAAGAACCCTTGTATGCAGCTGGAGCTTCTGTTGAAACATAGCTGATGAGTCCTGCGTTTGTTGCTGCAACGCCTGTTGCTTGTGTTCCCTGTGATGTAAGCGCAGCAATCATTGCTGAGTCAGTTGCGAGGCGGTATGCGCGCTCGAGCTGGATTGCCAACTGGTCGAAGAAAATCGGATCTGATCTTTCGAGCAAAGCTAAATCGACCGTTTGTTGCCCGGCATAACGACTCAATGTAACTGTTTCGTATGCAGATGTCATTGCTGTATCTGAAGGAGCAGTTCCGTCAATTGCGTTTGATGCAACTGTTGGAGCAGTATTTGAGCCGCCACCAGCTGAAGTAACAAGTGCTGGGATGTTGATTTGCATACCTGAAGCAGGTGCTGCTTGACGAGTTACTGCATCGATTGTTGGGCGTCCGAAGTTTGTGTTGCTTACGAACTGTGAAAGGTACTGGATTGGGTTGAATGCTGGGTTTGATGAGATTGTTGCATCTGTCGCTGTAAGTAGTGAACGATCTTCTGATGCTGCAACCCACTCACGAGAAACATTGTCTCCAAGTGCTGCCTTGATCTTATGCTCTGTGTAGCGACCCATAGAAGTAATTCCATGGCGTACACGAGTTGTGCCATCACCGTAAGCAGATGCTGCCTTGATGATTGGGCGTGAGGCTTCTGCAGCTGCAGCTGCCTCTGTTGTTGCGGCTGTTGTATCTTCTGACACAGTTGCCTCACTTTCTGTTTGGGATTCGGTTTCTTCTAAAGCTTTTTCAATCTTCTGAGTTTCCTCTAGAACTTTGACTGCTTCAGAAATCTTTGCGATTTGTTCATCTTCGATTTGTTCGATTGTCATTTCAGCTGCGTCATCTTCGCCTTCTTGCGCAACTACTTCGAGAACACGAGCCTGTCCAAAAGCAGGTGATTCTACAAGGCTGACTTCCTTCAATAAACTTGATGTGACAACAACTGTGCCATCTTTGAGTTCGCGTGATGCGAGAACCTCTACACCTACTGAAAGACCGTCGATAAGTCCTTCAGAAGCCATAAGAAGATAATCTGTTGCCTTAGAAGCTGCAGATAGCTTGAACACGCCATTGATGCCGCTGTTGCTTTCCTGGAATGACTGAGCGCGTCCAATAGGATCATTGGTGTTGTGCTGAGCAAGTAACTTAATCTTTGAAACTGAAGGAATCTGGATAGAACCCTTTTCGAAGATTACTTTGCCGATTGAAGTATTTCCGACAGAGCCAAATGGCACAATCTGTCCGGAAATGATTCTGCGCTGAGAGTCAGAAGCCTCGATTGGGCTACTGAATGTCAGGTGTGTCAGCTTCTGAGCTTCCATCTGGAGTTAGTCCTTCCATTTCTTTTGCTTGATTTAAATCAATAAGCTTCAAAGTAAGAAGCTTCTCTGTTACAGCGAGGCGGTCTTGAGGATTGGCGCGAAGGAATGTTTCATCCACAGCAAATCTCACAACCTGACCGCGAGGAGTGAGATCATCTAGGCTCAGTCTGTCCTCAATAGCATTGATAAATGGCGCAAGTGTGTAAGCCATGAATTCTTTGCGAGCATCTAGAACATTTTGATAAGTAGAGGAGCGATTGTGTTCTGCGTTAATCATGTGTGCTGGCACATTGAAAGCGCGAGCGATTTGAGCCGCTAATTCTTCAATCGAATCGTTGTAAGTCATTTCCATTGGTGAATATGATGTTGGTACATATTCCAAAGTCGATGTTAGGTAAGCAGTCGAACGATTCTTACGAGCTTGCTTCCAAGTGTTAAGAAGTCCTTGGATTTGTCCGTCTGGAAGGTCTGCTCCAGAGTTTTTGAGGTATCCAGTTGGCTGAGGTGATGAAATACCAACATTGGCTGCTTCTTCTGCCTGAATTGCAGAGTTGATAAGTCGCTGAGAGCGAACCAATACACCTTGGTCGAATGCTTGGAATGTTACTAGTGATCCAACGCCTGAATCTGGAACCTTAGTTCCGTTGACCATGTAGTAATCGACTTCTTGAGTTAGTGTGTCAAGTTTTGTCGTAACGCGGTTGTTTTGAATCCATTCAAAGGATGCTGGGCGTCCGTCGTCAGCAAAGACAGAAGTGACGCGCCAGAAAGCTTGACCGAACATGATGAGAGAGTCAACAGTCCATGCGATTGTTACAGAGCGAGGTGCGCGGCTATCAGGTTGACGAACCCATGATGGCATTGGAAGTTCTTCACCAGTACCAGTTGAATAAACTTCTAGAGGAATGCCGGCAATAGTGCCCTTGATGAGATTAAGACATTGGTTAACTGCTGGGACTGAAACCGCAGCTTGGCGGTCGATTGGTGAAGCCCAGTTATTCCATCCGCCCATTCCCATTGCATAGGAAGAGCCAAAAGGTGCGTCATAAACCGCTGGATTAACCTGCGCGGTGAGTTCTTTTTTCTTGCCAAGCCCAAGGAATGCCATAGAGTGCAATTATACACTACATATAGTCTAACCTTCGAATATACGCGCTACCTGTTGTGGTTTCATTAACATCGAGACAACCATTGCAGTACCGATTGCTCCAGATATGTCGCCGCCACTAGATCGTTTAATAATTCTCCAAGAACTGTCATTTTGTTTAACGGCGCAATTATTCATTTGCTGTACCCAGACATCTTGACCTTTATGGACAAGTCGCAAATTATCAAGAGCATCTTTTAGGTCAGTACAAGCTTGGTAGAACTGCATTCCTGAAATGTCTTGAACTACGCAACCTGAGTTGGCTAGCCTTTCGGCGATTGTTTGCGTTGCGTATTTGTCGTAGCAGATTTGGCGCGGTAGGTACTTGTCTGCCCAGCCTTTGATGTCTGCTGCAATTCTGAGATCGTCGACCGATATCTGGGATTCCCAAGTTTGTAGGATGCCAACTCCAATTCGCCCATCAGGAAGAATTTGACCAGCAACCAGCGTTGCATTGCGTCGAGACGGATTGACGTCAAATCCGAAAACCGTATAGCCACCGATAGGGATTTCGAGAGTACTATCTGCGCAATCCTCGATAGAACCATAAGTCCAAGGGCTCTGTAGGGATGAAACCCATTGACAGAGCATTTCAGTTCGGGTGTTTTCAATGGGAGAAGTTGCGACAGCTTCTTCAAGTGTCGACGAGGAAATCGTATGGCCAAGGGCGGGGTTCGCTTCTGCCCAGCCCGTCTGATCGTAGATACCACGATGCGGCGCAGCCGAGTATTCATAGAATCCAAAAGTTTTAGGTGGATTTTCAAGGGCTCGTTCTCTCATTCCATTAAGTACCGTGCTAAACGCATCTCCAGCATTGGATGTTAGCCATATATGCGCGTTAGGTCTAGCGCGAGTTACTGGAGTAGCAGCTCGATAAGCTTCGTCCGACCATTCTCGCAATTCATCTAGGAATAGCGCATCAGCGGTTCGTCCACGCGATCCATCTCGGGTCGCTGCCACAATGTCGAGTCTTTGTCCGGTCTTCATTTCAATGCACTCAGTACCATTGGCGTAACGGATAGCTTTGACAAGTTGCATAAGGTTTTCGTTACCTTCAAAGACTTGAGCCACCTGTCTAAAAGTATCAAGTGCCATGGCTCTGTTGGATGAAGCAATGATGACATTCTTGGAACCCCACTTGAGAAGGTGAGCCAAAATCACCATACGAGTCAAATGGGTCTTGCCATTCTGACGAGCCACCAAAATGAGGTTGGTCTTGCGTATCCAGTTGCCAGCTTTGTCGGTTGTCAGCGCATCGCGCAAAACATACTCCTGCCAAGGCAGCAACGGCATCTTAATCATTTCAGCTAGGTCTTTAACATCCTGAAGCTTGGATTCGCCTCTCAGGGCGGTGTTCATAAGCCTAGGTTTCACATTCCCCAGTAGCTTCTTTTTACGCGCTGCCATGACTGGGTTCAATTCCCGTTCGGTCTGGCTGTAAATGGCGTATCTTCATGCACAACCGAGCGCATTGGAGAGATATTGCTCGA